TATCGCCTGTCACATACAGATTACCTGAGACGCCCACACCACCGGCCACAATCAGCGCACCTGTACCTGCATTGGTGCTGACAGCAGTGTTTGCAATGGTCACTGTGTCAGTGTAATAATCCAGGGGTCTAACAAAATCATACATGGCAATTGTGGTGCCAGCATTGATGGTGCTGAATCCAAATTCAAATGTGCCAGCAGTGGCAAACGTCAACACATTAGATAACAGTCCTTGTATGGTATTTGTGCCCTGCGACACACTGGCAGGCAAGGTCATGGTACGTCCTGCGGCATCTACAGTGACTCGCAATCGTATCATGCCAAATGTGCCCGAAGGTGGCCAAGTTGTATTGTCAAATGCTAGAGTAATGTTGCCAGTTATTGCAATAGTTTGATAAGGTCCAGCATTGCAGTCTATATTCACAGTGCCCGAAGTGGCTGCAATAGTAACCACTGTGCCTGCTATGCCACGCACCTGTGCATTGTAGATCACATTGTTGGCCATGTTGTTGTCCAAAGTTGTGCCAGTTAATGCTGCTTTGAACACACCTTTTGACTGCAGATCATTTATTTCGTCCTCTGCATATTGAAAATTTGTCTTGATGTTGGTAAAATTGTCACGCATGCCCTGCGTGTTGTTACTGACACCTGCCACGGGGTAATCACCGTTTATATCGTTGGGATTGATCTGACTAGTCATACTGGTTCCTTGTATTAGATATTTATTGCAATGACGTTTCCACTAAATAATCCAAAGGCCCTTGAGCAAATGCAAAAGAAAACTAAAAGCATATTAGAAGAACTGGACAGTTTGTATATAGAACGTGATCGCAGAGCCATCATAGAAACTCGCGCCAGCAACCTAATAGAAACAGCCATTCGTTTGCTGGAACAAATTGACAGTGAATTTTCCGCTGAACAAGCAGAAAATCTTCAACGCAAACTGCTGAATGCAATACGTCACAGAGACACCAGCAAGTTCTCACGGTCCGTTAGGAGAACCAATGCAGATCTTTGAAATCACTGCTAAAAAACCCATACAAGAAGCCATCAATCCTGGTGCTGTGATTGGGGCACTAGGGTCTAAATTGGCTGCTTATAATGCACAACAAGCCGGATTAAGCATGCCAAATGATGCAGACAGTGGCAGTGCTTACGGAGACATGAGAGCCAAGGCAGCCGCAGCCGCTGATCCACTTATCAATCAAATGGCTGCAGACGAATTGGCCAACTGGAATCAATCGTTAAGTAATGCAATGAAATCATCCGGTGCAAGATCACCGGGCGCATTGCCCCCAAGAGTTAAGCAAGGACTATCAAATAGTTTTATGAACCGTGTTTATGGGTTCTTCTTAGACAATCAGTTAGGCAATGATTTTTCCCAGTTTCCTCGTTACGTGGATAACAAATCTCAATCTGAAGCCAGTATTTTATTGTCTGAATTGCGAAGCAGTATTCAGTCTATTCTGAATTATAACTCACCCCCATCTACTCCGCAAGGACAGTTCCAGCAATGGCGAAATCTTTCCAAAGCCACATACGACATGCGGTCATTGATGCAGTTTAACTCTGCTAAAAATCGTGCACCGGCTGCTGCAAAGAAAATGCCAATTATTATGTTGGATCCTTCTGGAAAATTCAAAATTGGCAGCACTACATTGAATTACCGAAGTCCTGTGCATGCTAATATACACTCATTGATGATGAGCATGATGCCAACTCCAACCAGTACTGAACCAACAATCGCTATGTCTCCTTCAGGAGATGTACTATTAGATGGACATCTATTAGATCCTCGAGACCCAGTCGAAGGCGAATTAATAAAAATTATTGCCGCACAAATTAAAAAACTAAACCCATGAAAACCCTACGCACACTATTAGAAGGCGGCAATGTATTCAAAGATGCAGAAGGTCAGCCACTCACAGGTCGCATCAATCAAAGCGATGTGCCTGCCACTGTGGCCTGGCTTGAACAACTTACCGGCATTGAATTCCCACGTGAACGCTGGCTAGGGTCAACTGGCAAAGCGCCCACGTCAGGTGACATGGATCTTGCAGTGGATGCCAATCAAGTGTCAAAAGAACAATTGGCTGCCAAACTAACACAATGGATTGTGGGACACAAACTGCCGCCTGCTGAATGGATCAAAAAGGGCGGAGAAGTACACCTGCGCACACCCATACAAGGACGTCCTGACCTGGGCTATGTACAAACTGACTTCATGTTCTTTCCCAACTTGGACTGGGGTACATTTTACTACAATCAAGGTGCGGGCTCGGCCTACAAAGGAATGAACCGTGCTGTGTTGATGAGCAGTATTGCCAAACAACTAGGACTCAAACTTGGACCCAATGGTGTGTTTAGTAGAACCAGCAATCAACTGGTCACAATGGATCCTGACGAAGCAGCACGTATGATTCTTGGGCCTCGAGCCACAAGAGACAACCTCAGCACAGTGGAAACCATATTTGCTGCCTTGGCCAAGGATAAGGATCGGGAAGCCAAGATCAAAGACTTCCGTGAATACTTGACCAAAGAAGGCCTGCCGCAACCTGATGCAGTAACAGAAGATGCCGACACATACTTTCTGGCCCGACTACGTGATAGAATTGTCAACCAAGGCATGCAACCTTTGGTAGAACGTGAAGCGGTCAATCCATATCAAATTTACGAAGCCGATGAAGGCAATGTAGGTGGTAGAGCCAAAGGCATTGAACACCTAGAAGACCTGGTGTTTCGCAAAGGCAGCCGTGGTGCTGCAGAAGCACTGAGCATCTTGGACCAGGCTTCTGCCAGTCCGGGCTCTACAACCAGTGTAAAGTGGGACGGTATGCCTGCTGTGTACTTTGGTCGCAAACCTGATACTGGTGAGTTTGTGCTCACAGATGGATCAGGGTTCGAAGCCAAGGGCTATGACGGGTTGGCTACAAGTCCCCAAATGATGGCACAGATACAACGCACACGAGCAGGTGATAGATCCGCATTAATACAAACTTATGCTAGATTGTTTCCTGTACTAGAAGCAGCATTGCCTGAAAATTTTCGTGGCTATGTGCAAGGAGACTTATTGTATCAGACCACACCTCCACTAGAAGCCGGTAACTATGTGTTCAAGCCCAACACAGTGCAATATCGTATTCCTGCAAAAAGCACCCTGGGTCAGCGCATAGGCAACAGTGAGATTGGAATTGCCATGCACACCATGTATTCAGATGCGGGTGATCCCAAACAACCCTTGCGGCGTGTGAAGTTCAATGATGTTCCGGGTCTGCTGTTGATCGAGCCTATCTTTGCCAAAGAAATGGTGCCAAACACAGATCTTGCAAAACAAATCAAAGCACTGGTGCGAGATAAAGGTGCTGCAATTGACATCTTGTTTAACCCTGCTGAACTAAAAAGACAACAACTCACAGATCTAGCAAAACTGTGTGTGGATTACATCAACTTTAGAATCAAACAACCCGGAGGCAACTTTGACAACTTGTTGGCAGGGTTTGGTGATTGGCTGCAGACCAAGGTAACCCCACGTAAATTTGCCAACATTGTAGAATACCTGCAAAGCCCTACTTCAAACACAGAGGGCATGGCCGCAGCATTTACCTTGTTCTTGTTGTTGCACGACTTAAAGTTAGACGTATTGCGCCAACTAGATTTGAAAGATCCAGGACACGAAGGTTGGGTCATGGCCACCCCTGCAGGGTATGGCAAAGCAGTAAATAGGTTTGATTTCTCTGCAAGAAATCAAGCAAGAAATAATCCGCAACAGGGCTAATTTTTACCGATTGTATAAATAAAAGCAGGTCCACCGAGACCACTTAACTTTAAAGGAAATTTATTATGGCACAGTTTACAAAAACAAACGGAACCACACAACCAGTATTTGCACTGGACGTAGCCAACGGTTCAATCTCTGGAACAGCAAACGTTGCGGCCCAAGGCCCAGTGATGTTGTCTGGCCCACAACTGCAATTCTTCACATTGACAGCCAACGCTGCACTTACCAATGCTGGTAACGTCAACGGTTACTTGAACAATGTGTTGCAAGCAGTTCAATCAGGTGCTG